GCCGAGTGGCACACCTACGGGTGATGCCTTGCGGGAATGGTTCAGCAGCTTCAAGGACAAGGACGCAACAGCACAATCCACAGATTTAGACACTGAACGGATTAAGGCTGAAGGGTTTGGTCCTGAAGCTCATGAACAAGAGCCAAACGAACAGACCAAGATGATCACCTAAGCATCACAAGATGCAACTCATGGACGCACCCTCGCTTTGGCGGGGGTTTTTTATTGTCAAGAGGATAATTCTATAGACAAAACGAAGAAGCACAGAAACACAGATCCAGGCTATGTGTTGTGCCACTTAATCAACTGATTCAGTTGCGCCACGGTTGGCACTGACTATCTTGTAAGAGCAAAGGGAGGCTTAGTCCAATCTTTGTAGAACCTGGACAATTGAAAACGTTTATTTCACAATCACGTATCACAACGTGTCCAATTCTTATGGAGGCCATTTGACACCAGATGAAAAAGCGAAAGCGTTGGATGAAGACTTTTTCATCCGTAATGCAATCCATTGTTGGTTGTATTACTTCGGAGAAAAGCACAAATGGCACCCCATTTATAAGGAGTTGGCCGAACGGAAGTCATTCACTGTCCTTCCCGATAAGCCAAAGCCCAGACGGGCTAGACGAGCTACTCGTAGGCCGACTAAAGAGTTATGAAGTATGTCTTAGCGACGAGGTGATTTACATACTCGCCGCCAGTGCTGAGGAAGCCGCATGGATGGCCTTAGAACTGTCCGATGACATGAATTCACAACTCTTGGACGTACGGTTTATCGATGAGTAAGTATTTTCCAAATAAATGGCGACGGTATAAAGACATCCCAGCCGACAAGTTTGAACCACTTTATTACGAAGACGTGATGGAGTGGAAAGTTGCCGGTTGGGAACTTCCACCAGATGTCGTATGTGTCATTCGGGCACGCAACCTTGAAACCAGCAGTATTGAAGAACACGTTTACAAAAGACAGCATTCGGCTGAAGCCAAGATCAGGAATTACATGACTTACAAGTCTCATGAACTTGTCATTTGTTCCGAAGATGCTTTGTATTACGTGCACCCTGATCAAATAGGAGAACATTTTAATGATGATGACTGAACTGCAATACGCAAGATTCATCGTCGAGTTGAGTAGGCATCCGAACAAAGAGGAAGTCATTGAGTTAATGCATCAACAAATTGATGACGAAAACTCAATTAATTACTTACGCAAGGATGACGACACCTTTTGAAATTGAACAACAAATTGCTCTCGAAAGAGAACAAATCAGACTGGGATTACAGCAACTTCATTCAAACACATCAAGACTTGAGGAAAAAAGTTATGCAAGTTCTTCAATTTACGGCGTGGCTTCTATTAGGGAGCTTATCCCTCGTGTGGTTGACAGTATTGAGTCAACTAAACTAAGAGTCACGCAAGGGCGTGCAGGTGAAAACTTCAAGGAAATACATTTATTCCTTGAAAAGTTAGATTCTCAAGCAGCAGCAGCTATTGCCTGTAAAATCACATTCGACAAGGTATTCAGTACCAAAGACAAAAGCAACCTAGTATCCAATGTCACGGATGCAATAGGTCAAGCGATTGAAAACGAATGCATGATGAGGCACTACGAAGCAAACGTGCCAGGGTTACTTCACACGTTGAAAGAGAATTACTGGCACAAGTCCATCGGAACACACCAAAAGGTGGTTGTCATACGGACATTGATGAATCGTTGTGATGTTGACCACTGGAAAGCATGGGGGCGAGCTAATCGCATCCGTCTTGGTGGTTGGTTGGCAGATTGCATATGTAAGTCTACCAATTGGTTCATGACTGACATGCGTCAGCAAGGCAGAAAACGGCACAATTACCTTGTACCTACCCCTGAATTCATAGCTCGCAAGGATCAGTTCATGGCAACGGCTGAACTATTCAGTCCAATTGCTTGGCCGATGCTGATTGAACCCAATGACTGGTCTAACCAAAGTCCAGGTGGGTACATCACAAACGAGGTTATGAAAGGGTATGACATGGTTCGCCGTGGTAAAAGCCCATGTATACAGGGAGAAACTCCAATCAGCTTTTTGAACAAGATTCAGAAGGTTGCTTATACCCTCAACAGCTTTACTGTCACTGTCGCTAAGACACTGATGGAGAAGAAGATTGAGGTTGGTAAGTTCGTCCCTGTAGTGGAGATGCCACTGCCACCTAAGCCTGTAGACATTGCGGAGAACTTTGATTCACGTAAGGATTACAGGCGGCGTGCGGCAGAGGTCATGAACATAAACTCACAATCATTTGAGAGGTCTTGTAGGACAAGAATGACCATGAATGCCGTTGAGGTATTTAAGGATAAAAAAAAGTTCTACATTCCGTGGTCATTTGATTACCGTGGCCGAGTTTACCCGATTCCTGCGTTCTTGACCCCACAAGATACTGACTTCGGTAAGTCTTTGTTGAAGTTTCACGAACCAGCTTTTGTCACACCAGAAGCTAACCACTGGATAGCCTTTCAAGTTGCCACAACGTATGGCTTAGACAAAGACACAATGGAAGACCGACAGATCTGGGTTCAAAATAACCACGATCTGATCACACGTGTAGCAACTGACCCTATCGGTAACTTATCTGATTGGGAAGGTGCCGATGAACCATGGCAATTTCTCGCTGCGGCGGAGGAATATCATGCCTGTGTTCTCATTCGTAGCCGTCAATTTACAATCTTGATGGTAGCTACAGACGCTACATGTAGTGGCCTTCAGATATTGTCAGGCCTTGCCCGTGACAAGTCTACAGCGAAGTTAGTCAATGTCGTCCCCAGTGATAGACCACAGGACGCATACAAAGTTGTAGCTGAGGCTTGCTACAACGACATTCCCGATCACATCAAACCGTACTGGGATCGAAAATGTACCAAGCGCACATGCCTCACTATCCCTTACAATGCAAAACCTTATTCAAACAGAGCATACATTCGTGATGCCTTGAGAGAAAAGGGTCTTGATATTGATAAGGACGATTTGACACAAGTTGTCAAAGCGGTTCGTAGTGCTATGGACAGGATTGTTCCTGGCCCAATGCAGGTTATGAAGTGGATAGAAAAGGAAGTTGCTGCTGCCATTGATCGTGGTGCTGATGAAATCCAATGGAAAACCCCATCTGGTTTTGTAGTCACACAACGTCTTATGAAAAAAAAGACCCAGTTAATCAAACTTGAATTGCTTGGTCGATGTCGTGTCAAAGTCGCCGTTGATGAAGGCGACGAAGTTGACAAATCACATCACAAAAACGCAACTGCTCCTAATCTTATCCACAGTCAGGATGCAAGTCTCTTGTGTCTTTCTGCACTTCGTTTCAACGCTCCGATCTCCCTAATACACGACTCTGTTCTATGTCGTGCTACTGATATGGGTATTCTTTCAGCCATCGTTCGTGAGACATACATGCATCTCTTTGCGGAGCATGACTATCTCACAACTTTTGCCGAACAGATTGGAGCTGAATCAAAACCACCTATCATTGGTGACCTTGAACCGTCAACAGTGATTGATTCCACCTATTTTTTTTGTTAATGTCTAAAAAGATCCTAAAAACTGCTGAACCAGTTGTCTTGGAAGGATACCAAAGTGTCCTCCAGGTCAGTCAGTTTGGTAACCACCAACTTGAAGCAATCCTTGATAACGAACTGATTGATGTACTTGAGACTGACCGCATTGGTGGTCTTGAGTGGGCACGATCTAAAACTAAGAACCCTGCCAAGGCAAAGGTCAATGACGAAGCTTGGCGAGAGGTAGCACAAGGTAAGTACAAGACACGTTTTACGTGGACTCCTGACAGGATGCCTGTGGTAGTTGACACTGAAGGCACTCCTGTTACTGACACTAACATCAACTTGATGTCTGGAAGTAAAGTGAAGGTAGCTTTTTGGCAAAAGCCTTATGCACTGCCTAGTGGGACTATTGGTACCAAGCTAATCCTTGAAGCTATTCAGATTGTCAGTCTGGCAGGTAATGCCGGTGTTGATATTGGTGATGGCGAAGACATTGACGCTGTGGCCTTATTCGGTACAACTAAAGGGTTCAAACAAAGCGAGCCAAATGTCATTACTGAATGCAGCAATGATGACGCATTAGAAGATGATTTTTAATGGCGTTCAGGTCAAGACTTGAAGAAAAGGTAGCTGACCTATTAGTGGACCTTGACGTCAAGTATGAGTATGAGACTGTCAAGGTTGACTACACCATTGCCCACATCTACAAACCAGACTTTATTTTACCGAATGGAGTCCACCTGGAATGCAAAGGGTATTGGGACAGTCAAGATCGCCGGAAGATCCGTAATGTGAAGGAACAAAACCCTAAGCTTGATTTACGGATGGTCTTCCAAGCTCCTTACAACACTATTTCAAAAAAGTCCAAAACAACTTACGCTCAATACTGTGAACGTTTAGGAATTCCCTACTGTTCATTCACTAACATTCCAATCCAATGGTTGATGTAGAAAGCGAATTCATCAGGCACATAGCCTGCCCTAATTGCGGCTCATCTGATGCCAACGCTTTGTACACAGATGGTCACACGTTTTGTCACAAGTGCCACTACCGCACAAACGGTGATGGCACAACATCCACTCACAATCACAGAATGTCCAATGTCGAATTTAAAGGTTCCGCTGCCCGATTGGCTTCACGGAAGATCAGTGAAAAGACGGCAGAGCTGTTCAAAACCTACAAGGATGGACAAGTTCTACGCCACTATTACTACGATTTGGATGGAAAAGTTGTTGGGGCTAAGGTAAGGACAAAAGGTAAGGACTTCCGCTGTGAAGGTGAGGTCAAAACTTTATATGGTATGCAGAACTTTCGTCACAAGACGACTAAGCACACCAAAAAGCTTGTCATTACAGAAGGTGAGATGGATGCAATGTCTGTCTGGGAGTCACAACCAAAATGGGATGTGGTCTCCATACCGAACGGTGCCTCTTGTGCAAAAAAAGCAATTCAAAACAACTATGAATGGATTGCTTATTATGACAAGGTTGTCCTTTTCTTCGACAACGATGAGGCGGGCCGTAACGGCGCTAAAGAAGCTGCCAGTGTATTACCACCTGGCAAGGTGTTCATCGGCTTTCTAGACGATTACAAGGATGCCTCAGAGGCTTTAGCTGCAGGTGATGCAGAAGCTGTCAGAGCTATTTGTAATTACGAACATCAACAATACACACCTGATGGCATTGTTGACGCAAAAGACCTGCTAGAAATTGTCACAACTCCATCACCCCCGTCAGACCATGACTATCCATTTCAAGGATTACAAACAAAGCTACACGGGATCAGGTACGGCGAGCTTACAGCGATTACTGCAGGATCTGGGATCGGAAAATCCTCCTTCTGTCGTACAATCGCAACTGACCTTCTTAATAAAGGAGAGCGGGTCGGTTACCTGGCACTTGAAGAATCTAACCGCCGTACTGCTCTCGGACTCATGTCATCAGCAGTCGGAAAGTCCCTCCACATTGGAGAACACAGCAAACGAGATTTAACAGAACACTTTGATAAAACCATAGCTAACTGGAACCTTCACTTGTTTGATGGTTTTGGTAGCTATGACCCTGACCACATCTATAACCGTATTGAGTACATGGCATCGGGCTTAGAAACCCGTGTTGTGTTCCTTGATCACCTCAGCATTCTTTTGTCTGG